TCACAAAAACCCTTGACAAATGCTTGACAAGCGTGTATACTTATAGGTGTTGTGCCTTAGAGATTAATGAAGTTTAGATTTATCTCTTGGAACAAGATCAGAAGGAAGATCAGATTCCTGTAAGGTACCATTGGAATTAGATATTGCATCTACCAGTTGTTCCATATTATCCCGCATCTTCATTTCGGCTTCTTCTTCAGTAGAAGGCGCATGAGTTTCTTCTACTGAGATTCTTTTACATATATGTTTGTAATACAGCGTCACTTCAGGAGCCAAATCACCTAACGATAGTATCTTTTCTTTTAGAATTAAAAAGGACTTATCATGTGTAAAGTTCATCCAGCGCTGCAGGCCAGTATGTTCTACAATATGATCATTAGATTCCATTATTTGATTCTTAACAACAGACATGGGATATTCTACTACTAGAGCATCTTTATATTCTTCAAGGACTTTACATAGCACGTCCTCCCCATTCATCATTTTAAGAACTTTAAATGGATATCCTGATTTATAAGCTGTACTTTCCATATTACTATTTATGATTTAAGTTTTATTGGTAGGATCTCATAACTAAATTCTTGTTGAGAATAGATGCTTATTCTCTCCTCAAAATGTTTAAGAGTATAGTTTCTTTTATTATTATAACTCATATCGTCAGCAATGTCAAATAAATTACATTCTGTTTTATCTTCAGTTAAACGTAATCCTCTACCAATAGACTGTAGTACTTTTATTTGAGATTTATATGGGCTTGCAAAGATAATATTATGTAATCTTTTGATGTTGATACCCATAGAGAATACACCATACGAGGCTACAATGATAGCATCATTTTCCTTTTCAACAATACCTCTAATATTATCTCGCTCGGTGGCTTCAGTAGCCCCATATACAAAAAATATTTTCCGATCTTTCGTATGTTCTTTTAAAGCTAAAGTAAGAGTTTGTAGTTGGTTTATATACTGCGCTAATATTAAAGTGTTACCATCTTGAGAGATAGCTAACTTACAAATAAAATTATTTCTAGCTGGTGATTTAGAAAGATAATCCATTTCCTCTTGATAAGTTTGTTGCCTTCTATTAGACTTCACATGATTTAAAACTAAACACCGGATATTTAAATTAGATAAGTATTTTTGTTTTACTAATTTAGCTGTAGTAGTAACTTCTTTGTGCTTAGCAAATAGACCTTCTAAGACTAACTGATGAATTTCAGACCCATCTAATGTGCCTGTAGTACCAATACGGTATTGACAATCATGTAACTTTGTCATTATACCTGTTAAGGATTTGGCCTTAGCTAAGTGACATTCATCTACAAAAACAGCACCAAATTGACTAAAGTATCTTTGATCTAATTTGTATATAGACTGCCAGGTGGAGATGACCACTTCTCTAGATGTGTTCTTATCTGATCCTGCATAGAGTTTGTGGCAGTGTTCGTCTGGGAACCATCCATAGTCTGCAAAATCATTATACATTTGCTCAACAAGATTAGTAGTAGGAACAATAAGAAGAATTTTCTTATCATTTAATATTTTAAGATAATACCGTACTAGAGCGTATATGATAAAAGACTTGCCAGACCCAGTAGGACTAAGAATAAGCCCCCGATCATTAGTAAGTATATTATGGATTGCATCTATCTGATAGTTTCTCGCTCGGAGTTTTCCTTTCTCCAACGAGCGTACAAACTTGGTGGTAATCTTCTTGTCAAATTTTTGGGGAGGTATAAGTGAGCTATCATATTGGATTTTATGCCCCTGCTCCGCAAGAAATCTTCGTACATAAGGTAGTAATCCAAGATAGATTTTACCAGTACCCGGGCTGAATAATCTGATTTTGCCGTCCCATAATCTATTTCGGACTGACGGCATAAACTTAGCATTCGGAACTTCAAAGGTGAAAAATTCCGAAAGTTCTCTTGCAACTGACGGTTCACATTTGATACGGAGATATACTTCATTAAATTTTGTAAGGGTAACGTCCATCACTCACCATGTAGAAACTTCTTCCACTCAATAGTGTTGCGAATTGTCCAATTACGATTTGTGATCTCCCTTAATATTTTCTCAAGATAATTTACTACTGTCTCCAAGTAGGCCTCTTTTTGACCCAACTCCTGTAAATCTTTATCAGCATCTAGATAGATGCCTACATCTGATTTCAATATCTTCAAATCAAAAGGCTCTGCTTGATAGACAGAAGGATCAGCTTTGCCTGTATAGTATTCCCACTTCACTCTATGCAAGTACTTATAGTCATCTCGCACTTTTCTTAATTGTAAAGAATACTTTGTATAATGTTTTAGATACTTATTGTGTAATTGTGGTGTACGGATACTTTCGATATCTAATTCGGTATCGTCAATCTTTATATCACGATCCACTTCTTTTTGCAACTCACTTAAATCCATATTCACTCCATAATATAAGGTGAGAAAGTAGCCAGAGGATAACCAACCCTTACCTATATTACCCTAACTATACTTCCGTCAAAAATTGTTGGAAGATTACATACTTAATCCGATTATCTTAACTACTCCCTCAGAATTATTTATACAGCTTCGATTGTATAAAGCATAAAAGCAAATGATACGTTACACTGTACATAAGCAATATCCGCATCTTGCTGGGTATAATCTAATGCGCTGATAGTAACAGGAAAAGCCTCTTGCATAGTAATCTTAGCAACAGGGTTATTTTTAGAACTTAAAATATACAGCTCTATATCACAGTATAAATCTCTATCGGATGTAGAGCCTGTTACTTCTTTACCATCTCTATAAAATTTAGTAGGCTGACTAGGACGTACCACATAGTCACTAGTTCGAGCTCCAAACTGTGATGACTTTTGAGGGGCTGCCATATTAACCAACCAATCATGCAGTTCAATATAGTTCTTCAATTTTTCATCAACAAGAAACGTCATGTTGAATTGGTCATAGGTAAGTTTATCACCAATAAAAGGAATATCTAATAGTGGAGTAGGTACAACGCCCTGGCCCATAGTGACACCAGGTACGTTGCAACTAACCACAAACCATTCTGTTAATGGAAATATTGGTATATTAATCCTAAATTGATTACTCTGTGAATAATCAAAAACCTCAGGCTGCCTTGCATCTGGGTTGATGGTAGTATCACCCACCTTACCAGTTCTTACTGTACTAGTAGATAAAGGCGCTGCCGGTGGAACAGTAGGTTTTAAAGCCATTAGCCTCCCCAGCCAATACCCAGATTATTTTGGAACTTAGTACATTCTACTATGATAGTACCAGTAATAGCAGATGAATTGACAATCATTAAATCGCCAGTAACAGCATTAGTACCTACTGCATATGAAAGTAATGCAGGTTGTCCAGAAGTAAAACCATAACTACCACCACCATTCATAACTATTGCATCCTCTGTTGTGGCTCCACCACCACCAGTACCATTCCACATTAATGTAGCTACCCCGGTACCTAGTGACCAAAATACTTTAGCTAGAGCTAGCTTTGAACCAGCAGCCCATGCATTTAAGGTGGATATATCTATCAATAAAAGTCCTGGAGATGCATTGGTATCTGCTTGTAGAGTTGCACTTGCCTGGACACGCCAATCGGTATCCATTAATTCTTTTACATTATTTGCCATCTTTTATTCCTCGTCGTAGAGCGGGAGGCCTAACTCTAATTCGGTTGTACAATACCTCCTCTTTAATCATTACTATTTATAAGAGAGCAGGCCAAAAAAACGCCCCTGCGGTGGGAGGGGCGTCCAAAAGTGTGTGTTCTTTATTATTATATAATGACGAACACTTTTTTGTAGAACTTCTCTTACATCAGATTAGTGATCGCAACTCTACGGTAGTAGACATTGGAGTCTCTCTGACCAGAATCATTCCGTGGCTGTGCCTCTGCAAACGGATTCATGACCAAACCGTATCGTGTCTTAAAACCAATCTTCGGCTGGAAGGAATTCTCACCGACCGCACGGACCATCTGCAACGGAACGTATGGGCAATAGAATAGACCAGCATCATAAGGCGATGTGCCTTTGTAACCAACAACATAGTACTGGGTAGCGAATGCTTTACCAGCATAGCCAAGTCCCATGTTCGCATACGGATCAACGTATACTTTAAGGCGACCATTTAGGACACCAGCAAAA